CATAGTTTTCTACGAGAAAACCTACATTATCTCGTAGAAAACCTTACTTTTTCAATTAATTATTTTTGAAAAGTTCTTCAACTCTATAAAAAGCCGACCTCCGTTTGATTGTTTTCGCCGTCTCGACACCCCATATCCGGGCAACAAGCCTGATAGCTTCTATATCCCCGTCAAAGGCAATGCAACATTCATGGTTATTGTATTCATAGCAATAAACCTCCTGCGGGTCACATTCATTCTTTATTCGGGCTTCCATCTCTTCGTAAAACTTGAACAGGCGTTCTATACCGTCTTTTGTGCCATAGCCTCCTGCGCCGAAACTGTAAATCTTCTCCCCGTCATTCAAAGGGCGTATTCCTTTCATACCCCTTGCGAATGATTCATTACCGAAAGCGAAGAAGCAATCATATTTCTTCACGTCAACCGAATCACGTTCATTACAGAGAGCTTTATAACGTCCCAAAGTCCGGGCGTTCTTCCATGTCATTAAACAATCATTGTCAATATCTTCATTGAACTCAAATTTCTTTTCGTCTGTCATCGTTGTCTCTCGGTTTTTAAGCCCGACACAGGGCTTTTACGGCTCTCTGTCGGGCGGGTTAAACATCATGTCAACTATTCAAAATCGGGATAAGTCATTTCAATAGGCATATCAGGCTCTCCTTCAAAGTCGTTATTGCAAGCTGAATATAACTCAGGCGTATCGCTCCCGAGCGTAATGTCTTTCCATAATTTGCCGTTGGTGTCTTTGTACACGGGTCTGTCCCAACTGTCAACCCCGATAAATGTCAAATCAGTCTTTTTCATTGCAGTCTATTTTTAAACCCGCAAACCCGCTTTTGACGGGTTCACGGGAGATGGTTATTTATGCTTGTAATTTCACACGGTTGAGAAGCGAACCTGAAATTTCATGTAATTCACGGCTTCTTTCAGGGGTTAGTTCTCGGGCGTGAGCCGTGATTGCCTGAGTGAGCTTCCAAAGGGTTGAACCTCCCTGAACACCGTCTTCGGGGTCATTGCGCATCAAAATCTTTTCAACTTCCTTGCTTTCCTGTTTCAGAAGACTTCCGTTCTTTGTCAGGTTCTTCAATTCATGCTCGAAATCAACATCAATTTCGGAAGCCCCTTGTATCTCGTAGGCTTTCTTCATCAGATTATCTTTCCCGAACAAACCTTTCGTCAGGTCTTTAACCGCTGAAACGGTGGTTTTCGTGTCAAGTTCATACGTTCTGTTGGATAGTTTCAGGTTATCAGGCAACTTAGACCCCAAGTGAACCTGCTTCATCACACTTTCACGAACCATGCCATTGAGACAAGCCCCGTTCAAAAGAAACGCCCGCATGTCAACCGCCCCGTCCCCGTAATCAGACGTTGAGAACCGTGCGCCCGCAAATATGATGACATCGCCGTTCTTCGCTGTCGGTATGACAATCGGCTGCGGAAGAATTGTTTCTGCCCAAATTTTGGTGTCGTTCATATAAGCGTCCGAAATTACTGCCCCTTGCTTGCTCGCTTCCTGAACAAAAGCCGTCAGGATTTCAACGCTGTTCAAACGGCGGTAGCTGTCAGAGAGAACTCCCCGAACCTGTTCCCCTACGGTTCTGACAAGAACACGGCTTCTTTCCGTCCATCCGCTATGCTCGTTCAGAATTTCGGCGGCAAGGTTCTTAGCCCACTCAGCCCCCTGCGCAAGCTGCCTGAGATAACGTTGCGGAACGCCCATCCTATCGGCAAGCTGACCTATGGCGTTATCATGGAGCGAGAACTGACCGTCAGGCATATTCATCATCAGGCGTTCTCCCCCGTTGAATGTTATCACGGGGCTGTGGTCTTTCTGTCTCAGGTTAACACCTATCGGGGCAATATAATCTTGCGCAATCTTCCCCTCGCTGATAAGGCGTTCCATTGTAGCCTGAACCCCAACGGCTTTCCCGTCTATCATCCGTTGAACTTTGTTGATAACAACATCATTTAAACCCTGTTGTAAGGTCTTTTCATTTGTCACTGTCATTGTTTCCATACTCTGTTTTTTATTTGGTTAATACTGAAATGATTTTTCTAAATACTCCTTTGCCTCTTCATACAAGGCGGCTTCTGTCAAGTCATCTGAACTTGGTTCAAAACCAGCCCAAAAAGCTGCTTCGATGATACTGCGCATGTTGTCTTTCATAATTCTGCCCTCCTATTCAGATTGAAAATTCGCGTTTGAAGTCTTCATCGGAATTGATAGTATCAACGAGAATGGTCATAAGACTTCTTTTGCTCCCAACCTTTGCGATACTGAAAAGACCGTTTTTCTTTTGTTCATCCGTGGCGATGAAGATAAATCCTCGTTTTGCTTCGGGTTTGAAAGGGAGAACCTGACGGTTCAGTTTTCTAAAATTGATTGACATAATCGTTTCCTCCTGATTATTTGATATAAAATGAAAATTTGATACCTCTCCTGAGTTTGCATACGCATTTGTCCTCAACGCTGTTGAAAGCCCGCTTCAAAAGTTTATTGAACATTTCAACACCGATAAGAGCGATAGCCCCTGAAACGCCAACCAGCTTGTGAACCTTATTGCCCTCGCCGTCAACGCCTGAAACCTTGATTCTGAAATTTCGGTTGATTTCTCTTGTGCTGTATGCTAAACTTATCGTCTTCATATTTCTGTTTTTTTGAGGTTTAAAAGTGATTACATTTTAATCACATTGCAAATATAAGTTAAGTATTTTGAAAATAATCAACTTTTTCGGGTAAAAATTAACTGGACAGATTATTTTTAACCCCACTTAACTCCACTTCCGTAGTATTTAACTCCATTGTTTTATGAACAATCTCAAAACAGCTTAAAAGTATATTTTATAGCATAAAAACCGAGACAAACAAGAAAAAAGCGTTATTTTTATGAGTATATTGTAATCACTTTAAGAAATAAACCATACCTTTGTTGCAGTAAACTTATCAGTTAAACAAAAAAGTCGTTATGAAACAAAAGATTTTAGAAGCATTGAAAGCCAAATTTCCGGGGGTCAACGCAAATGTATTGAACAGGATTGCCGACAAACTCGCCAAGACTGTAACTACTGATGAACAAGTTACAACTGCCGTTGCAGGGGTAACAAAAGAGTTTATCGAAATCATTGAAAGCTACGGCGACAGCCGTGCGACAGAAGCCCAACAAACAGCCGTACAAACCTATGAAACCAAATACGGTCTGAAAGACGGGCAAAAGGTTGATAACGGGGGCGGTTCTCAGGGCGGTCAGCAGGGAGGAACGCAAACCGTTCAGACACAATCCGCAGGGGGCGAGCAAGTTCCGGCTTGGGCACAGGCTCTTATCGAAAGCAACAAGACGATAACCGAGCGTTTGAACAAAATGGACGGAGACCGTACAACTGCAACCCGCAAGCAACAACTTTCCACAATCATTGAGAAACTTCCCGAAAATCTCAGAAAAGCTTACGAGCGTACACCTGTTGACGGTCTGACCGATGAACAGTTCAACACGCTTGTCGGCGAAATCACTTCCGAGGTGGACGGCATTGTCAATGACACACGGGCAAAGGGGGCTGTTTTCGGAAGACCATCCGCACAGAACGGCGGTTCATCAAGTCAAGGGAACGAACTGACAAAAGAGCAGATAGAGGCGATATCACACCGTGATAACAAGCCCGCTGACGGTCAGCCGTTCTAATGTTTAACACTCAAAATCATTCAAAAAAATGGGAATGACAGTAACACGCAGGAAAGACACACGTACCCCTCGTGTCTTCATGCACAAAACAGCGGATATTCGCGGCGGTGTTTCAGTCAAGGTTTCTGAACTCGGCGGCGATTTTCTGAACGAGGGTGCAGTGCTGAGCGCACCCGACAACGGCATTTGTCACGTTGTGAAGATTGCCGTTCTGTCGGCAGAAGCTACAGCAACCGCAACCGACATCAAAGTAAACAAAGGTCACAATTTCAAAGTGGGCGATTTCGTCATGGCTGATGAAGGTGGTAAGGCTTATGCTATCACGGAAATTACAACCACAGAGAAAACCCATGACACAATCAAGGTCGGGACAACTCTCGGCGTGAAGATTGAGAAAGGCGGCTTTATCATTGAAGCGGCAGAGGAATCAGCAACGACAACATCAAAACTGAAATACACACCGCTTTCACTTGTCGGAACAGGCAAGCCTATCGTGCCGAACTCAAACCTTGACACGGACGCTTGGCTTATTGGCGTAACAAAGGGCAACCCGCTTCCCGAATGCGTGATGAAACACCTAAAAGGTATCATAAACTATTAATCGTAAGTAATTTATGGGAACTATTGTAAATACAATGATTCAGGGTTTGACCGAGCAAATGGTTCAAGCCCGTCTGAACTCGGCTGACGCTTCCGGCTTCCTTTTCGGGAAGCATTTTCCGGTCAAGAAAGTCAACGGCTTCAACTGGAAAACATTAACGAACCAGCTTGAAAAGAAGAATGTCGCCGCCGACCTGCACACCGATAACGGAACTATCATGCGCAAACGCCGCCCGATATTCGAGAGCGCACGTGGAGATATTCCGTTTATCTCTATCAGCCGTGAACTTTCACGTTCTGAAATTAAGGATTATCAGACCGCTTTGGCGTTTGCTCAGGACGAAGACGCAACAAAGTTGGTTGAGTATTGGGGAAACGATGTTGACTTCTGTTTCAACGGCGTTCAGTCGGAGGAAGAATATATTGCATGGAAACTTGCATCAAACGCTGGTGTGCTTAAATTCACGACCACCACGAACGCAACCTACGCCAATGAATTTGACCTTGACTATGACGTGGATGATGAGATGAAAACCAAATCATCCGTTGATTGGAACAACAAGTCAACTGCTGATATTATCGGCGACCTTGCTAAGTTTGTGAAGCTGGGTAAGGATAATAACCTGAATTTGAAGTTCGCTTTCATCAACTTGGATGAACTGTACAAAATCTGTTCTGCGGAACAAATCATTAAACAGTGCGCTTCTTTCGCCGCCAATGCCCTCGGTATCTCTCAAACACCTGACTTGGCTGCTGTAAACACCATGCTCGCAAAACAAGCATGGCTGAACGGTATTCAACTTCGTGTTATTGACCAAACCATCACCCGTGAATTTTCAGACGGTTCACAGACTTCCGGCAACCCGTTTGAGAACAGCCGTATGATTTTGTCAGAAAGTGAAATACTCGGTTCTACACAGTATGACATTCTTCAGGAAAACGAAGAAACAATTCTGAGAGCCGTGCGTGCCCATACAGTTGTCAAGAAGTACGGTACGATTGAGCCTAAGAGCGAGGTTACAATCGGTCAGGCTGACGCTATCCCCGTATTTGATACGGCTTACCGTAACATCTACGTGAGAACGGACGCACAAGATTGGGATTAAAAACGGTCTTGAATTATGGAAAAAGTTATCGAAAACCTGAAAGGGATAAACGCCTACCCGATACCGCTCCGAACACTTGTTGAGACAGCGGACAAACGGGGGCTTGACCTTGACACGGAAGCGACAGCAGAGGTTCTGAAAGGGAAAAGCTACAACCTCGCCAAAGCAGACTTGCTTCTGTGGCTGTCTTTCGCTCCTGACGTGTCTCAGGGCGGTCAGTCCTTTTCATTCACGGACGAACAGAGAACGCAATTCCGCAATCATGCCAAAGCCTTGTACAAAGACTTTGACGATGACAACGGCAGCGCAAACAAACCCATTTACGGATATAAAGGCTCTCGGCTATGATTATTCAGAACGGAACAATCGAATTCAAGACAAAAAATGGCGGCGGGATTGACCCTGAAACAGGTTATCCATTCAAACCGTCTTCCGTGTCATGGAATGAACCTATTCCATGCCAATTCAAAGCTAATAAGTTCAACGGTCTTGGGGTCATCAAAGGCGAACACTTCACAGTAGCCAAGTATGAAATCCTGATTGAAGAACAGCCCGTTCCATCGGAACAGCTTCGTTTGAAAGACTTGTCAGGAAAGGAGGTTGGTACGTTCTCAATCATTCAGGCTGAACCGTTTGAAGCCGTGTGCGAAGTGAAAATTTTGGTCTAAAGCGATTTGCGGCTGTATGTCGGATTTACTTTTTCTTGACAGTCAAACATACCATTGAGAAAAGTAAACGCCACATACGGCGATTTCGCAAGAAATAACTGAAAGAATATGCCTATCAGACAACTAACACCGATGTCGGAGATTGACCGATACACAGAACAACAGCTTGAAAGGCTGAAACAGGTTCTTATCCGCAACCTGATGTATGTCGGAGAAACGGTCTTAAACAGGGCACGTTCAACCAACTCTTACAAAGACCAAACTGGGAATCTGAGAAGTTCAATCGGTTATGTGGTAACGGTGGACGGACAGGTAATTCATTCCTCCAGCTTTGAGACCGTAAAACAGGGCAAAGACGGTTCGTCAACAGGGGCGGCGTATGTGAAACGTATCGCAAGAGAGTTCCCGCAGGGGATTTGTCTTCTTGTCGTAGCGGGTATGAACTACGCTTCTTATGTGTCCGCAAAAGGTCTTGATGTTCTTGACAGTTCAGAACTTCTTGCCGAGCGTCTTGTACCACAAATGTTGAAACAACTTGGATTTCATTAAACAGGAATTTATATGGCGAAGACTTCAAAACAAATTCAAGGAGATGCTTACCGACTGTTGAAAGACAGTGTTCTTTCTTCAATGATTTCAGGCGATGTTTACAGACAGGAAAACCGTCCCCGAGACAGCCGCAAGGAAGATGCCGTTGTGATATTCACTTCGGGGCTTCCTTATGACGTTCAAACAGGTGTTGTTACCGTGAATATTTTCGTGCCTGATATTGACCCTTACGACAACGGGGTTCTCGTTGAAGACGGGCAGAGAACGGAGGAAATAGAACGTCTTGCGGATGATTGGGTAAAGAGCCTGACCGCCGATAAGTCTTGTTACAAATTCAGGCTTCAACAAACTATTTACACGGAGGCTGAACCTGACATCAATCAGCATTTCATCGTTGTGAAACTTCACTATGACTTTTTCGGCAGCGATGATGCGCCTCTGAATATAAAATCAATGTCAAACATTAAAAACGAATAAGTTATGTCAGTATTATCATGGGGTAAATGTAAAATTGATACCACCCCCTCCACAAACGGCGCACCTGCTGAAAATGCAGAATGGAAAGTCATTGACACGCCAAAAGAGGACACAACAAAAATAACCCCGACAGCGGGAACAGAGAAGACCGCCACGGAAGAGGGCGGCGAGCTTGTCGATGTACGATACGGAAAGAATTCCTACACGCTTGAATTTGACTTGTTTGTCAAGAAAGGCGAAGAACGTCCTTTTGAAGACAATGACGGATTGATTTCAGGCGAGCACGCTTTCCGAATCACGCCCGAAGATGAAGAATGCGAGGGCTCGTTAATTGACCGTTCCGTGGTTCGTTGCGATGAGAGCTACTCAACCGCAGATGGAAAGATGCTTCATTATGTCGCACGCTGTCTGAAACCAAAAACGGGGAAGATAGTCAAGCCCTATACAAAACCAAAAGGCTAAAAGCCTTTGGCGGGATTGATACACTGGTTTATCCACCGTGAAGCCTGAACGCATTTCCCGGTTGCATGTCGGTTCGATTCCGGCTCCCGCCCCTGATTAGAAACTTAAAAAATATCAGATTATGAATGAAAAGACAATAGAACAGATGGTTGCGGAAACCGTCCTTGAAAAGCCTTTGGATGTCAAGGTCGGCGAAAAGACATATCAGGTCGCCCACGCAAGTACGGCGACACTTATTCTTGTTTCAGAGGCTATCTCGCAACTTCCCCATATTGTGCTTGACGCCGAAAAGGTCGTTGAAGAAACCTTGTCCGTGGCGAAAGACTGCCGTATTCTCGGCGACATAGCGGCTATTCTCATCCTTGGCGCAAAGAACATCATTGAGAAGAAGAAAGTTCAGCAAATCAAAGAAAAACGGTATCTGTGCGGGCTTATTCGCCGCCAGCACATGGTTGAGGTTGAAATTACCATTGACAGAAAAGCGGAACTCGCAAAAGAACTTCTTGAAGATGTCGAACCGAAAGCCCTGAACCTGATTGTGAGCCAAATTTTATCAAAAATGCAGATTGCCGATTTTTTCGGGCTTACCACTTTCCTGACAGAACTCAATCTTCTTCATCCGAGGAAAGTGGAGAATTGAACGACAGCATTTGGGCTGTAATTGGCGGTTTCGCAAAAGGGTATAATCTGACTTTCGACTACGTTCTGCACAATATCAGCTATACAAACATGATAATGTACGGGGCAATTCTCCCGACATACAATAAGAAAAATGACGGGAAAAAGGGTGAAGAACAAAAGGTCATCAAGGCTGATGACCCGAGAAACAAAGAAGAAGTAAGAAAATTTTTTGAAACCTGCGATTAAATAATTGGCATAATGAATAATGACGGTGGAAGATTAAATTACGGTGTCGGTCTTGATAACTCACAGTTAAGAGTTGGAGCGTCCGAGTCACGCCGCTTGCTTCAAGGTATCGGGCAAACGGCTGTTGATGAAGGTGCGAGAATTGACGATTCGTTCAAGAAAATCGGAAAGACCGTTGCGGGCGTGTTTGCCGTATCTCAGATAAAAGATTTCATCACGCACGTAGCGACAGTACGAGGCGAGTTTCAACAGCTTGAAATCGCTTTCAAAACCATGCTTGGCTCTGCGGGTCAGGCTGACGCTTTAATGTCCCAACTTATCAAGACAGCCGCCATAACCCCGTTCGGCATGAAAGACGTTGGTCAGGCGGCGAAACAGCTTCTTGCCTATGGCGTTGCGGCGAATGACGTTAACGATACACTGATTCGGCTTGGGGACATCGCCGCCGGGCTTTCAATCCCTATCAATGACCTTGCCTATCTGTACGGAACGACAATGGTTCAGGGACGCTTGTACACACAAGACCTGAACCAATTCTTGGGGCGTGGTATTCCTCTTATGGAAGAACTCGCCAAACAGTTCGGCGTAGCTGAAAATCAAGTCAAACAACTTGTTGAAGACGGAAAGGTAGGCTTCCCCGAGGTTCAAAAAGCCATTGAGAACCTGACAAACGAGGGCAGCAAGTTCGGCGGTCTTATGGAAGCTCAGTCAAAGACTATCACGGGACAGATTTCAAACATTGAAGACGCTATCGACACAATGTTCAATGCCATCGGTCAGTCTCAGGAAGGGGTAATAAATGCCTCTCTCAGTCTTGTATCAACCTTGATTGAGAACTGGGAAACAGTCGGTAATATCCTTTTGACCGTCATCGCCACATACGGAGCATATAAAGCCGCCGTTATCGCCGTCGCCGCCGCCCATAAGCTGATGGCGATAACGGCAGAGTTTCAGGCTTTCTTATCCCTGACAACCGCCGTGCGTTCAGCCAAAGACGCTATGCTGCTTTTCAACATGGCAGTAAAGGCAAATCCCCTCGGTTTGGTTCTGTCTGTTCTCGCTGCCGCTGCAACAGCGTTCCTTACTTTCAGAAAGTCAACGGACGAAGCCTCTGACGCTTTGAAAAAAGAACGTGAGGAAGCCGAGGTGTTCAACAAACAGGTTAGCGAATCAGCGGGCAAAGCCATTTCAACGTACAAACGTCTTCAAGAAGAATACAAGAACTGTAAATCAGCCCATGAAAAGCGTGAATGGATAAAAGAAAGTCAGGCTAAGTTCAAGGATTTAGGAATTGCCGTCAACAGTGTCAATGACGCAGAAAACATCTTTGTCAAGAACACTTCTTTGATGATGAAAGCCTTTCAGAAACGTGCGGAAGCAGCCGCATGGCAATCCCGTCTTGATGAAGCCTATGCGAAAAGGGTTGAACGCCAAATGGCTCTTGAAGACCAAATGGATAAAATTCAGCCGGGGAGCAAAGTGCCGGGATATTCTCACACGACACAAGGAGGCTACGAATATGTTGACCGTAGCGGGGAATGGGTTTACACGGAAGCGGGTGCGAAGAAAGCCCGTGAAGCGTTCAAACAGACAATCGCCAATGACCCCGTTTTGAACGAGATTGACGCTCGTATAAACAAGTATTCTGAGAAAATGACCTCTGTTTCATCTGACTTTCAAAAGCTGTTTGAACAGGCGGGTACAACACAGAAGACAAAACAGGAGAAGAACGAGGAAAAAAGGCAGGCTAAGGAACAGCAGAAAATCGCCGATGAAACAGCCCAGCGCACGGCTAAAATCAAGGAGTATTCAACAAAAGTTTCAGAAGCCGTTTCACAGGCTGAAATAGATATTCGTCAGGCTCAAATTAATGAACTTGAAGACGGTTATGAAAAGACCGTTGCACAAGTTCAGTTGAACTATGACCGTCTTATCGCTGAGAATGAAAAACGGGCGCAAAAAATGATTGAAGACCTGAAAGACAAAAAAGTGCTTGAATGGCTCAATCAGAACCCCAAAGCAACAAAAGAACAAGAACTTGAATACCGTGCTTCCCTGAACCTGACTACCGCCGACTTGTCTTCCGAGCAACAGGCAATGTTAAAGTCTTATGAAAAGGTTGCACAGGAAATCAAAATCAAGGGTAATAAACAAGCCCTTGACGATATGCTGCAAGACGTTTTGACCTATGAGCAGCAACGCCTGAAAATAACAGAAGAATACGAGAAGAAACGTGAAAGCCTCTATGAAACGGATAAAGACGGGAACAAAAAACTTCGTCAGGGGGTCACGCAGGGAAATGTAGATGAACTTGACCGTGCAGAACAGGAAGCATACAAAGCCGTGGATGAACAGTTTGCCCAACGTGAGGAAACGTACAAGGCATGGTGCGATGAAATCGCCGAACTGACCCTCAAACAGTTGAAACAGGTCTTAGAACAAGCCGAAAAGGAACTTGAAGAACTTGAAAAAAACGGTGGGTCTTCTGATAAAATCGCTACAGCCCGTGCCAAAGTCGCAACAGCTCAAAAGAATGTCGAGAAAGCACAGGCAAAGAATGATGTCAGTCCGGGTAAACGTTCAATCAAAGAGTGGGAAGACTTATACAAGACGCTTCAAGAATGCGAACGGGAGTTTGAGAGTATCGGCGATACGGTTGGAGGCGTGGCGGGCGAAATCATTTCAACGGCTGGTAGTATTATAACCGCTTCTTTGTCAATGATAAACGGCATTGTTCAGCTCGTGAATATGTCTGCCACGGGTATTCAGGGAACAGCGACAGCGGCGGCAACAGCCATTCAGACGGTTGAAAAGGCTTCTGTCATCTTGACTATCATATCGGCTGCCATGTCAATAGCGATGCAGATTGTGAACCTGTTCAACAATGATGACAAGAAGCAAGAAGAAATTGAAGCCCTGCAGGACAGAATAGACCAGCTTCAATGGGAACTCGACAACGCAGATGTTGTACGGCTACAAGAAAACAGCGGGAAAGCCGTTGAGCGTGTAAGAATTGCTTTATCAGAGACTTACAAAGAACTTTTGAGAAACAAAAAGGCTATCAATGATGTAGCCGGGGCTTGGCGGCTCCTGTTCAGCAATGTTTCAAACAATGCAGAACTGCTCCAAAAAACCGCAGAGAAACTCGCCACGGCGTATGCAAATATCGCTTACACGGCTGATAAGGCTCTCGGGGGTGAGAAATACAGTAACGCCCAAGAACAGCTTAGAAATCTTGCGCAGCAACAGCTTCTTATTCAAGAACAAATCAGGAATGAAGAAGACAAGAAGAAAACCGACCACGGTAAAATAGAAGAATGGGAGCGTCAGATTGAAGAACTCGGACAACAGGCGGTAGCTGTCATCAATGACATGGTGGAGGACATCATCGGCGGTTCAAGTTCCGATATTGCCCAAGAACTCGGGAACGCTTTTTTTGAAGCGTTTCAGGCGGGCGAAGATTACGCCGAGGCATGGGGCGATAAGGTCAAAGATATTGTGGCTGACGTTATGAAACGTATGCTTGTATCAAAGTTCCTTGAAGAACCTCTCGGGGAGATTTTTGACAAGTATAAGGCTAAATGGTTCAAAGACGGTCAGTTTGTCGGTCTTGACGCTGTAATCCAATCTATGAGTGGTTTCGCTTCTGACTTGAACGCTGTCGGGACAGACTTCGCCAAGATATGGGAAAACCTGCCTGAGAACGTCAAATCAATGTTTGAGGTAACGGCAGACGCAACCCGTGAAGCCTCTCAGAAAGGAAACGCCACGGCTTCGCAAGAAAGTGTTGATGAACTGAGCGGACGTGCGACAGCCATTCAGGGGCACACGTACTCAATATCCGAGAACACGAAAATCATTCTTTCTGTCGTGAACATGATTTTGCAGTCAGTTTTGAACATTGAAAAGCACGCAGAAAACATGGCGGGACACATTGAAAACATTGAAAGTTCTGTCAAAGAGACCAAAGACACAGTTAACGATTTCGCCTTGAAAGGTATAAAATTAAAGAATTGATATGGAAGAAATTATCAGACAGGTTTACGCCCAATGGAGGGTCGTCAAAGAGCAAGCCCGGCAAGAATGCGATAGTCGTTCTTTGCCAAATATGGCGGAGAAATACCGCATGTGTGAGATGTTTAAAGGGACGGAAGATTTACAGAGCCTCATACGGCTGTTCACAAGCCCGCAGGGGATGGAATTCTGTATAAGACATCGTTTCCCGAATATAGCGACTTTCAGGCTGTTCAAACCGTTCAACACTGAGAAATACGGCGTTTACATTGATGCGGGTATAATCACGCTGAAAAACCCCGGAAAAGCGGTTCTTATCGGACGCACAAGCGCAACGGTAAATTGTGACACGCTTGAACGCCATGAAGTCTTTCTTCTTCACGGGGCTAAGGCGTTCATCAACGCTTCGGGCTGGGCGGTTGTTTCCGTCAAGGGTTCAACAGGTTGCCAACAAATTCGTAACGTGTCAGGAAATGCGGTAATATTATGATGTCAGGGCGATTTTACATAGACGGTAAAGATGCGTTCTCGGAATACGGTATTTACGTTCAGGAAGGGGGCTACAATGAACTTGTGGCGTTCCCGCCTCTGAAAGCGGTCACAAGCAACGACTGGCAGGAAGAAGACGGAATAGAACCTGACCTTTCCGAACCGACTTTGAACACAAAAGAATTTTCTTTAAAGATTATTCTTTCAGGCAAAGACTATCGTTGGGGCGGGTTTATTGAATTATTATCAGACAAAGCCTATCACGACTTTGATTTCAGGGAGATCGGACGAACCCGCCGTGTTCGTCTTGTTTCAAACCCGAACACGGATTTGGCAATGCTTCTCGGTTTTATCACGATAAAACTTGCCGATGACTTCCCATTGGACGGGTACGCTTATAAAGAACCTGAAAGCACTGTTTCCGGGTCGGATAATTATGAACTTGACGGAAAGCCGTTTTCATATTATGGGGTTCGTGTGTTGGAGGGAACGCTTGACGAAATTGAAAAATCCCCAGATGTCAAAACCAACCTACTGCGTAACATCAACAAGCTGAACGGGGCTTTATATGACGGTGCAAAAGTGACCTATAAAGCAAAGGACGTAAAGATAAACTGTCTTATGAAAGCCGCCACGTTAACCGAATTATGGCGTAATTACGATGCGTTACTTTATGACCTCGTACGCCCTGAACAACGGCTGTTATACTCTGACGAAACAGGCTATGAATACCCCTGTCATTATAAAAGCTGTTCCGTGTCTGAGTTTTACGCCTCTGATAAAATATGGCTCAAATTCACTGTTACGGTATGTTTCATATCATTCAGGCTTGAAGAAGATGAATTCGTGCTTGCAACGGAAACACGGGATTTGGTTGTGACAGAAGACGGGGAATTTGCGATTGACTTACGAAAAATAATATGACATTATGGGATTGAAAAGAATTAAAATCAGCGAATTAACCCTTTCCGACAATCTGAAAGGATTATACACAATCGGCGTCAAGCTGATAAACGGGGTTCAAACGAGCGTCAAGGTCAGTCTGGAACACATTCAGACCGCCTATGAAAATGCTGTAGCCGCAACGAAAAAAGCTGAGACAGCTGCTAATAGTGCGAACACCGCAGCGGGTTCAGCCAACAGTGCCGCTTCCTCTGCCAACAGTGCGGCTACGAAAGCAAACACGGCGGCGGGAAACGCTGACAAGGCAACCGAAGCAGCAAAGACCGCCACAACCAACGCAAACAATGCGGCAACAAAGGCAAATACCGCCGCTTCCAATGCGGACAAAGCCCGTGAAGATTTAGAAGAGATAAAGGAAGCCGCCGTGACCGCCACCAACTCAGCCAACAGTGCCGCTTCTTCTGCAAACAATGCCGCAACGAAAGCTAATAAGGCGGCGGGGAACGCTGACACGCAAGCTGACCGGGCAAAGGAACAGGCTGACAACCCGCCCAAAATGGGAGACAATGGAAATTGGTGGAAATGGGATGAAGCGCAGAAAAAGTATGTCGATACAGGTGTGCTCGCAAAAGGCGGCGTGCTGTACCCGACATTCAGCATAGACGATGATGACATGATTCTATACATGGAATTTGAAGATGAAGTAAGCGACAAACTTATCAAGTTTGATGAACAGACGGGAGAACTTTACTTGAATGTTGGATAACTTAAAGTTACACGAATATGACAAAGATACCTTTAGGAAAAGTGGCGTTCACGGACGCAGGTTCTTATAACGCCGGAAAGACTTACAAGCGGTTTGACTTTGTTGACACGGAAGACAGTTCCTATTTGTCGTTACAAGACAATAACAAGGGACACGCCGTCACTGAAACCGCTTGGTGGAAATGTCTCGCACGGGGCACAAAAGCCACAGAAGCCGCAAAAAAAGCCAACGATGCGGCAGCATTGGCAAACGAAAAAGCTGTAGCGGCAGATACGGCGGCAGAGCGTGTGAATGCTGCAATAACGCAAGCCAATACCGCTGCCACAAACGCTCAACAACAAGCGGCAGCAGCAGGAGAAGCGGCAGCAGAAGCAACGGAAAGTGTGGCTGAAATGAACGCCGCCCTCGACCGTTTGGAAGAATTGGAGCAGACAATCACGGCTAAAGACCGTAAACAGCCAACGGGAATGGAATTAGAGTTTCCTAAAAAAATAACAAAAGGAAACAAAGACATTCTGAGAGTAACAGCTACCCTATCCCCGGCGGGAACGGGTAACAATGTCCTTTTCTTGGGCGATGACAAAGCGGTTTCCGTTGCCCCTGACGGTTTTCTGACCGTGAACAGTGTCGGCATAAGCAAAATACACGTCATACCGACAGAAAACACAAGCATTTATCGAACCATTGATATTGAAGTCGTTCCGCAGTCTGTCAGGCTTTGTACAAAATCAACTTTGCGCCTGACCGCAAATGGCAAATTCAGGTTCAATTAAAATAATTTTTCAACAAATAAAACTTTTAAATTATGGCACTATCAACAGATGAAGAAAACAAAGTAAGGGAAATCATTGAAGCGTTCACAAACGGAAAACGATTGAGTGACCTGCCTGACGTTTCAGGCAACAACCCGTTCAAACTGTTATGTGAAGTATTGGAAGACGGGGAAAGCAAGAAAGCGGCTCTCGCAGCCATGTTGCCCTACATGGAAGAAAACTGTATGTACGGCATTGAATATGATGTCACGGTATCATCCCCTGACGTTACCCGTATCGGTAATATGTCACTTCATAAATCCCTACCCGTACACAACCGTATGAAAGGCTGTCTTCTTGATGACAACGGGAACGTGGTTGAATATCTCAACCCATCGGATTGGACGGGTCAGACCCGTGACGGCTCACGTGGGCAAGTCATGGTTGAACTGCCGATGTATTATCGCAAGTTTGAAACAGAGGGTAACAAACGCCGTGTGAAGTTCTCTGAATACCCTCTGCCCGGCTATCATCAAGTGAAGAAGAAATACGTTTCGGCTTATGAGGCTTCCGTACAGCGTTCAACAACCAAACTATGTTCAGTTGTGAATGACGGTGCGGATTACAGGGGCGGTGGCAATCAGTCAGATTGGGACAACACAATACGTTCCGTACTTGGAAGACCTGCAACGTCTATTTCACGTACCAACTTCCGTGCCTACGCCCGGAAAAGAAAGCCGTCAACAAAAGAATGGAACTGTATGACATACGACATTCAGAAAGACATTTATTGGCTGTTTGCCGTTGAATACGCTACGCTCAATTCACAAAAGGCGTACAACACCGCAAAAGACAGCAACGGCTACGCACAAGGCGGTCTCGGAGACGGGGTTACAACACTTGACAGCGGCAAATGGAACACGTTCAACGGTTATTATCCTTTTATCCCTTGTGGCTATACAGATGAACTCGGTAACAGAACAGGCGAAAAAGAATACACCATGCCCGCTGAATATGACGCTTCTTCAAAGAAAGTCAAAGTGTGCCGTTATCGTGGTATTGAAAACCCGTTTGGGCATATTTGGCAGTGGACGGACGGTATCAACATTCAAATACAGTCAGCCGCCGCAGGAGGGCTGAGTAAGGTTTTCGTCACAGATGACCCCGAGAAGTTCAATGACAGCAATTATACGGGTTATTCCCATGTCGGCAATGAAGCCCGCACGGAGGCTTATGTGAAGTCAGTCATTTTCGGAGAGGGAGGCGAAATCATCCCTGATGTTGTCGGGGGCGGTTCTACGACTTATTTCTGTGATTACCACTATACCAACATACCAAGTTCAGGCGAAGTGTTACGTGGTGTCCTGTTCGGCGGTAACGCGTTTAACGGTGCGGCTGCGGGTCTCGTTTATGCGAATTCGTCTGACGCCCCCTCGAGTGCGGGTGCGGCTTTCGGTTCTCGCCTTTGCTTTATCCCCACGCTAGCGTAACACGCTTTGAGTGATAACCTTTTCCCTGCCTCTTTGTGGGGCAGGGTCCAAATAATAACAGTATAAAACAATGATTGAAGAAATGAACAACATTCAAAAAGAAGATGACGGAAGCCTCGCTTTCCTAAATATCCCAAGAGACGAAAACAGCAGAAGTTTCAATTGCGATGAAACAACACAATCAAAACTTGTGAACACATCTTTTTGGGTTGTTGACTTTATTGAAGAAGTCCCCACAAGATTCAGCAAGGCTAAAGGTGTCAAAGGTCAGACGCTTGTAAAAATCAAGCCATCAAAAGACAGTCCGGAATCAGATGCCAAGAAATTTTTCACGGGTTCATCCGACATTCTTTATGTCTTGAAGAAAATCAAGGAAATGAATAAGTTCCCCCGAAAGGTCACTTTGAGGGGGAACGGTAACAGATATTATTTTGAATAAGAAAACAATGAGATAACAATATAAAAGGTGGGTCATTCTTGTGGTGTCCTGTTCAGCGGTAACGCGAATAACAGTGCGAATGCAGGTCTCGTTTATGCGAATTCGAATAACACCCCCTCGAATACGAATGCGAATATCGGTTCTCACCTATGCTTTAAAATTGGTTTTGACAATATGAAACAATATAAAAGAATGACAGCCTTGCCACTTGGCAAAAGATTTCAAGCAAACCTCCTAAAAGTGTTGGTAGGAACGCCTGTTGTATGGGCTACCGAAGACTCTGAATAAGAAAAGCAAAGCAAAAAGATGAAAAGAATAGGTAATTTATATCATAAAGTAATCTCCGTGGAAAATTTGCGTGAAGCTGACGAAAAAGCACGCAAAGGAAAAACAAACACATACGGAGTTAAAGTTCACGACAAAAATCGTGAAGCGAATATTCTTGCTCTTCATGAAACCTTGCTGACAAAGACGTTCAAAACCTCCCCTTATGATGTCTTCACGATTTTTGAACCCAAGGAGAGGCTTATTTTCCGTCTTCCGTACTATCCTGACAGAATAGTACATCATGCCGTCATGAATGTTCTTGAACCGATTTGGGTCAGGACTTTCACGCACAATACTTTTTCATGTGTCAAGGGACGTGGGATAGAGGGGTGCGCCCGGCATATAGATAAAATCATTGAGAAGTACAAAGGCAAGCCATTATACTGTCTTAAAATTGATATAACCAAATATTATCCCTCCATTAACCATGAAGTCTTAAAAAAAATTGTACGCCGGAAGATAAAAGACAAAGACCTACTGTGGCTTCTTGATGAAATTATTGACAGCGCAGAGGGGCTTCCCATCGGGAACTATCTTTCACAATATCTCGCCAACCTGTTCTTGTGCTATTTCATGCACCGTGTGAACGAAGTATTGAAACTTGACGCAGCCGAATACGCTGATGACATCACGTTTTTCTCTTCATCAAAAGAACAACTGCGGGAAGCGTTCAAAGAGATAAGAAAAATGATTGAAGATGAACTAAAACTGAAAATCAAAGGAAACTATCAGATATTCCCAATAGCAGCCAACCGTTATGACAAACACGGGCGTGCGCTTGATTATGTCGGTTACAAGTTCTACCGTAATCAAAAACTTATCAGAAAGAGTATAAAGAAGAATTTCTGCCATACCGTTTCACGGCTAAACCGCCGTACCCCATTGCTTGACGCAAAGGCTTATAAACAAGCTGTTGCCCCGTGGCTCGGTTGGGCAAAACATAGTGATAGTAAACATTTATTAAAAACAATCATTAAACCGTGTTATTATGATAGCATTTTATGACAATCAGCCTGCCAAATTGGAGGCAGTCGGAAACGGAAGTTACGTTTACCGCTTCAACATTCAAACAGTAGAAAAACCCGCCATCGCTGAAACAAGTGAAACCGCAGTCATGGAGGAAGCCCCGGTTCAAGAACAATGGAAATGCGAAGAAGTGATCGTTTGGGCTCCGTTGTCCTCCAACAAAATAACTGAAACGGTTATCACTGAAAAGTGGGACAATAATCAAGAACAAAAACTTGTGAACGAATTCAACGCCGCCAACCTCGGTTTATACGGTGGAGCGAAGACAAGTGAAGAAGCGAAAGCGAAAATCGCCGCCTACAAGGACTATTTATCAACCCGTGCCACCTTGAAAGCACAGGTGGACGATGATTGCCTTGAATTAGGTATTTTGTAACCCTTAAAGACCTCTTCCCGTCACGAAAATCAAGTATGAAATATGACGGGAAGAATCTTTTTCCATAAAAGGGCTTTTTTAGCCCCGTATTGCGCCTTAAAAGTGATTACAATATAAACATACCATTTTAAGACGAAAGTTTAACCACGGGGAAATTCGGAAAAAATAACTCAACATTTAATGATATGATAATTTACAACAATATTGGCAATAAAATTCTTGAAATTGAGGTTGACGATAACAGTTACCGAAATAGGGCGATTATGGGAGACCATAGTTTGACTTTATATTATTCGCTCCCTGAACATATAGAAATACCTGTCGGCTCTTATTGTGAATTTCAGGGCGAAACGTTCACGCTCAAACGTCCGCAAAACTTCAAGATGAAACACAAAAGACTGTTTGAATACACAGTCCTATTTGACCCTCCCGAAGCAAACGCAAAAGTTTGGAAATTCAGAAACCCGGTTGACGGACGTTTGAAATTCCCGTTGACAGCAAAGCCACATGAACATCTTCAAATGTTTGTTGACAACATGAACCGCCGGGATAAAGGTTGGACGGTCGGCGAATGTATTGACGGTGTTGAAACCTTGATTGCCTATGACCATGATTTTTGTATTGACGCTCTAACCCGTATGGCTTCAACGTTCAAGACAGAATACGAGTTTGTGGGAAAACGTGTGTCGTTGCGTAAGATTGAATATAATAAGAGCAACCCCCTCCCGCTGTCTTACGGACGTGGCAACGGATTCAAATCAGGTGTCGGACGCTCAAATACAGGAGATAAACCGCCAACGGAGATTCTGTTCGTTCAAGGTGGTACGGACAATATAGACCCGTCAAAATACGGTTCTTCCGTGCTTCTTCTTCCAAAGAACCAAACGCTCGCTTATGACAGCGAACATTTTGAAGATGAAGACGGCTTTATTTCCAAGAACGCTCGCCGTTATGTCGTTGATGAAGCGGGGCTTTCAATACGCCGTGATGACAAACAACTGTCATCGTTCGCCGAAGATAGCCTTGATTGTTCCGAGATTTACCCGAACCGTGTCGGTACGGTCAACACGGTTGTAGTTGTTGATGAGAAAAACAACTTTTATGACATTGTTGACACGTCAATCCCGTCTTCACTGAATTATAATGACTGCTTGATAGAAGGGGAAACGATGACAATAATTTTTCAATCAGGTATGCTTGCTGGTTCAGACAAGGAGTTTGAAGTCAAATATTACCATGATTCGGTCAAAGGTAAAGCGGCACGCCGCTTTGAAATCGTTCCTACGGTTATTGACGGGCAAACCATGCCAAACACCACATTCGCCCCTAAAGCGGGCGATAAATATGCTGTATTCAAATGTATGCTTCCCACGGCTTATATTAGTGACAACGCCACGAAAACGGGCGCATCATGGAATATGTTCCGGGCGGCTGTAAAATACTTGTTTGATAATGAAGACCTAAAATTCACTTTTACGGGAGAACTTGACGGGATATGGTCGAAAAAAGATTGGGTAAACATCGGGGGGCGCATCAAACTCGGGGGATATATCCGTTTCTCTGACGATCAGTTTCAGAAAGACGGCGTTCTCGTGCGTATAACGGGTATAAAAGATTATATCAATAAACCGCACAGCCCCGTGATTGAACTTTCAAACACAACGGTAAGCGGCAGTGTTTCATCAACATTGAATGACCTGAAAAGTGAGGAAGTCATCGTTGATGACCTACATCGTGACGCTATTCAATTCACTAAAAGACGGTTTAGGGACGCAAAGGAAACAATCAGCATGTTGGAAGAAGCATTGCTCGACAATTTCACGAACTCAATCAACCCGATTGCCGTTCAAACGATGTCAATGCTTGTAGGCGATGAAAGTCTTCAATTCCGTTTTGTGAACTCAAAGAAAAACCCCGTCCCGGTTACGCACAGAATTGTCTATGACAATGAGACGAAACAACTGACAGCGGCAGCGGGTATCATACAACACATGACCCTCGGTATCAATACGGTCAGTGCATCGCACAAGGTTTCGGAATATAAATTTTGGGATATGACAGCCTACACAAGTGCAGTGCTTGATGACGGTAAGAAGAAGTATTATTTGTATGCAAAAGTCTCAAAGACGGCACAAACAGGTGTTTTCACCCTGTCTGAAAATGCAATCAAATTAGAGGGTGTTTCAGGCTTCTATCATCTTCTTGTCGGTGTCCTGAACTCTGAATATAATGAAGAACGGAGTTTTGTCACTCTGTACGGTTTTACAGAAATCCTTCCGGGACGTATCACGACAGACAGGATTGTTTCCACAGACGGGAACACTTATTTTGATTTATTGAAAGGTATCATATCCGGGCAAATAAAGTTCAAATCAGGTTCATCGGGCTTATATGAACTTGATGAATGGGAAGCCGTGAACGGTTTGATAACTCAGGCTCAGAACACCGCCAACGCCGCCGTTGAGAGCGCAAAGAACGCCAATACCGCTATCGGAGACCTGAATGAATATGTGGACGGTGCGTTCTCAGACGGTATCATTTCAGAAGCGGAGGCAAAGGCGATTGAAAAATACATCAACACGGTCAACAACACGAAAGCCGCTGTGGAAGCAGCATATAACAAGCTGTACACAAACGCCTATCTCTCAGGAACGGCGAAGACCGGGCTTCTGAATGCCAAGGTCACGCTCATGGGAAGTATTGATAACCTGATAAGCGCAATCAATTCAGCCATTGCGGACGGCAAGACCACCACAACTGAAAAAAACAATGTTGACAGCAAATATTCAACATTTAACAGTGCGTATGCGGATTTCAACACAGCCGTAGAAGCTGCCAATAAAGCTATTCAAGATACGCTGAAAGGATATTCCGATTCAGTTCTCAACACCGCCAACGCCGCCGTTGAGAGCGCAAAGAACGCCATTGCACAAGATTTGGGTTACGCGAATTTCGCTGATTTGGCAGAGAAAGCCGCCGCGAATGAAACCATTATTGTAGGAGGCAAAATCAACACAACATTGATTAACGCAGAACTTATAGTTACGGCGGCTTTGCTTGCCAAATTGGTTAAAGTGACCGAACTTATTGCAGAAAACTTGACTGTGACCGGGAATTCAAAAATAGCTGGGTTCAGTGTCAGCGGGAACGGGCTTACTAACACGCCGTTTAATAATGATGCGTATGTCATATTCCGTAATGATGCGCATAAATGTTTTGCGGGTATCGGTGGGAATGTATTACCCACGTCATCAGGGTTAAGAGCCGTTGCAAGGTTTGAGAATGAAGACACGTCCGATTGGTGGGGATTGGGTCGGAATATAGCAATGTTTCTTTCTGCTAAAAACGGAGCATATAATCATGCGTTCTTAGGGGAAGGGAACGGAACTCTGAACGGATGGATAGACGGATACAAGTACAGTAAGTTTACGCTTTCTGCAGCAAACACAATTTACAATGGTTATTCAAATCTTAAAGACAATAATCGTTGGGTCATTTATAGCAGCGTTGACGGTTCTGGAATCACGTTGCCTAAACTTTCAGAGGTGAGAAGTGCTCTTGGTATAGGAACAAGCACAAAGTTCTGTGTGGAATTTACCGTTATTGCAGACCTTGATTCAAAGGACTTTAACATATACGGGAGAAACGGCAAACAGAGTAGCGATGGAACCTATCCGTGGAATACTTCTGATTACCCAAATCTTGTGCATTGGAATAATGACCACTGGGATAGCGTGGCAATGGGAGCGGGTGACAGCCTTACGGTATTGCTTATATATGATTCAAGCAAAAGCGGTAGTAAAGGCGGTTATCCATTAACCTATACAGCAAGGATTATCAACAGACAGAATTAAAAGAGGTTATAATGAAACATTTTAAAAAGTGAGTATATTGTAATCACATTTATTACCTTTGTGTCGAAAAATAAAATATGAGGAATTTTCTATGAACACAACTACCGAAGCCCTACAAGTCGCAAAAGGTATAAGCGACTATGGCATTATGATTATCATTTGTGCCGTTTATCTTGTTCTTGCGTCAGGTTTGATGATAGCCTGTTTCCGCTGGTTTAAATCATCAATCAGAGACCTGTTAATTTCGCTCAATGAGTTGCAAGAACTGAATGAACGCCTCCAAGAAACAAATCGCATTATGCGACCTATTGCAGAGCGTTTTCTACCGGAAACCCGTCTTCGCATAGAAAACATAAGCGAAGTTTTCTTCGACCTCGCCATTGAAAAGGTGTGCCGAATTATCAAGAAGATACGGGAGGAAAACCATATAGCAAACGAGGAAGCCACAAAGAAAAAAATACGTGTCTTATTGCGTAATCTTTATGAAGACCGAAACAGCCGTTTTGACAATTTCAGATACCGTGGGAAACCACTTTCAGAATACAGCAATCCCAAATGGATTGAATGGGTATCCAAAGTTGTTGAGGGCGAAATATACAATGAGGCAGGTGCAAATAATGGAAGAGCATACACAAACGTAAAAGCTGTGTATGAGAATATCAAACTTGATTTTTATCACAACTTAAACAACTAAAAGATGAAAATTTTAATAGACAACGGTCATGGGGTTGACACGGCAGGTAAGCGTTCCCCTGACGGCTCTTTGAGAGAGTACAAATACGCAAGAGAAATCGCCGGAAGAATTGTATCAGAGTTGAGAAAACAAGGCTTTGACGCTGAACGTATCGTCACGGAAGAAAACGACATCAGCCTCCGGGAACGGTGTCAACGTGTGAATGCCATTTGTAACAGATTAGGGACAAAGAACGTCATTCTTATTTCTGTTCATTGCAACGCAGCGGGAAACGGTTCTCAATGGATGAACGCAAGAGGATGGGAAGCGTGGACTTCTGTCGGTCAGACAGCCGCCGATAAATTGGCAGACTGTCTGTATAAGTCAGCAGAGGAAACAGACTTCAAGATTAGAAAGGACACAACAGACGGAGACCCCGACAAAGAGGGGCACTTGTATATTTTGAAACACACGAAATGCCCCGCCGTTCTGACTGAGAACCTATTTCAAGACAATAAAGAAGACGTGGCGTTTCTTCTGTCAGAAGCGGGAAAAGAAACGATTGTCAGTCTTCATGTCAAAGGTATTATCAACTACTTAAAGACAATCTGAAAAATGAAACATCTTCCCCTACTTCTGCTATTAACATTCATTATAGGCGGCTGTGCTTCAAGCCGCCGCCTTTCAGAAAATGTTCATCAACGGGACAGCGTGGACGTTAGGGTCGTAACCCGAATTGAATACGTTCCTGATACTGTCTTCGTTGAGATACCAGCACAAGCGTCAGAACGTGAAACAGCCGACAGCACATCACACCTTGAAAACGATTACGCAACGTCTGACGCACGGATAAACCCTAACGGGACTTTATATCACGACTTGAAGACAAAACCGCAGAAAAAGCCCGTTGAGTTTGAAAAGCCTGTTGAACACAAAGACAGCATTGTTTACAAGACAAAGACCGTGACAAAGGTAAGAACTGTAGAAGTTCCCCATGAACTTACTTGGTGGGAAAAGACACAGATTTACGGATTTTGGTTCATTCTTTTCATTCTTATGATAGTTTACAGGAAAAAGGTTTTTTATCTTGTAAAATGGTTTATATGATTATCTTATAAACAAATAAATCGGAAAAATAATCGGAAGTTTTGGGATTTTCACTACCTTTGAACCGACATAATTTTGAATATATAGCGTTTGCTATTGTTTTGAGGTCAAGAAAATCGCCAATTTTTATGCAGCCTTAAAAGCAATGGTGGATGCCTACGTATATCGTGGGCATTTCCCTTGTTAGGCTGCTGGTGTTTGGCGATACCTCTTGACCAATAAAGGAATGCCCACGTTTTTTTGTGTGTATCTGCGAACAACGGCAACCACTATCAAGATAACCGTTAAATAACAGATATATGGATTTCAAAGATTCAATAAAACAAATCTCAGAACGTATTGAGAACCTCAAAGCCAATCTTCCGACAGAAGAAGCGACAAAGACGGCTTTGATTATGCCATTCATCAACACGTTAGGATATGACGTGTTTAACCCGTTGGAGGTCTTGCCTGAAATGTGTTGTGACATTGGCATAAAGAAAGGCGAAAAGATTGACTATGCCATAATGAAGAATGGCGAGCCGATCATCCTTATTGAATGTAAACATTGGCAACAAGACTTGACATTGTACGACAACCAACTGATACGCTATTTTCATGTGTCAAAGGCAAAGTTCGGCGTCTTGACTAACGGGATAATATACCGCTTCTACACAGACCTTGAAGAACCCAACAAAATGGATGAAAAGCCATTCTTGGAGGTTAACATGCTCGACCTCAAAGATGCACAGATTGAGGAATTGAAGAAGTTTCACAAGTCATATTTTGATGTGGATATGATATTGAGTTCAGCAAGTGAACTAAAGTACATGGGAGAACTGAAAGCCGTTATCAGTAAAGAGTTTGCCACCCCGTCTTCTGATTTCGTGAGGTTCTTCGGGAAACAAGTCTATGATGGTGTATTTTCGCCAAAAGTTCTTGAACAATTTTCAACACTTGTAAAACGCACAATCAATAATTACATCAGTGATATTATCTCAGACAGGTTGAAAGCCGCCATAAAAGACGAAGAAAGTTCCGCTGAACAGGACACGCCCCCGGAGCAGAAACCGGAAAATGAAGAACAACCCGGAGACGGGCTTATAATCACATCAGAAGAAATGGAGGCGTTCTACATAGTTAAATCAATTTTAAGACGTGTATGTCCCGCCGAAAGAATAACCTACAAGCCCACGCAAACATATCTCGGTATATCAATAGACAACAATGTACGCCAAACTGTGTGCCGCCTTTATTACTTCAAACAATCAAGGAGAAACACGCTTTCTATTATTGGGGAGGACAAAAACGAGATAAATTATAGACTGGATTCAATAAATGACATTTATAACCATGCCGACACTTTGATTGAGGCGGCAAACAAATATTTATAACCATGAAGAAACTATTTTATCTATTCTGTTTGTTAAGTGTTATTTTATTTATCGGCTGTTCAAATGATGATGATGAACCCAAAGTAAAGAAGTTTTCTCCTGACGTTGAAAATATACTGACATCAATTCAAGGGACATTCTCGGGAGAAGAATATTTCTTGGGACAATGGTTTCGCACAGACAAGCTGACATTCTTCCCCTTTGCTGCTCCCGTTGAAAAGACAACATTCAAGGACGGCACAGTTGAAGTACATGGAACGGTTCACAGAGTTCAGAACAAAGCTGTCGGCGGGGAAGTCATTGACGATTATTTCTTTTGTGTTGAACCGTTAAGAACAGCCATAGTTCTGTATGGTTACAACAGTGATAACAAAGAGTTGAACGAGAAAAAAGAAACACTTAGCTATAAAATTGAAAGCCATGACATAATCAAGTTCAAAGATTACGGGCTTACAGACGATAATTGGATAGACTATTCAAGACAATAAAAGGCAAAGCCGAATGGCGTTCTATGTGCCCCGATGATTCCGGTAATGATAATTTACACCGATAAAAGATTTAGGCGGCACATACAGAAAATTCGATGAAAATAACTTTCATATAGCAAGGCAGGGTGTTCACGGGTTACGGACACCCTGTTTTCGTGAAGTCATCTTCTTCCTTGCAGAGATAACGGGCGACTTTATGACACACGTCATTGGGAATAAACCAACCTTGATTAATGATTTTGCGGAGAGCAACAAAATCCGTATCTTTGAGACCTGAGAACAACACAAAAAAATGTGCTTTTACAAATTTGTTGCTACTTTGTTGCTCTCACTCACGCACAAAACATCAAAAACATTATAAATCAACAGATTACATCAAATAAAGAACATTTTGCATCGGCAAATAAACTTAACTACCTGATTATTAATATATTATATAAAACATACTGCAAATTATTGGCTATAATTAGGTTAGGGTATTTTCTCTTCCTTTCTTTTGTTTACTGCATTTTCCGTGCATTT